GAGGATCGTGAACAGTTCCTTGGCGCGCGCAGTGGATACCCGGTGCGTCGCAAGGTCTTTCATGATCTGCGCCTTTTCGGTGTCGGCGGCCTGAAGCTGCGTGCGGGTGGCGGCGAGCTGGCGCTCCAGTTCGGTGGACCTGGTACCAAACTCTTTCTCTTTGGCGCTTAACGCCTGTGTCTTCTGCGTATAGTCGGCGGTACGAGTGAAGCCGCCCACGAATCGGGATGCCAGCGCCTCGTTTTTGGCGTAGCGTTCGCGCAGGAAGGTTGCCATTTCCGCGTCGTCGCCCGCTGCTTCCGCGATACAGGATTCGAGTAGCGCCTTATCGATAGCGGCACCCCGGATCGTACGCGTAGCCAGCCATGCCTGCAAGTCTGCGTGAGTCGGAATAAAGCGCGTCATAATATGTTCCTTTCAGTCGCCCCTGTACGGGTCGGTTGCTGAATCACTGCAATAAACTGTTGTGCCCCGCCGCCTGCGTTTTCGAGTTGTCGTCTCCGCTTATCCATCGCTCGCCTGTCACGCTAACGTATTGGGCTTCGGCGATTCGGCCATGCCGGGGCTGGACACAATCGACCTTTGTGCGCTGCGTATCGCTTCCGACGCGGCCCGTAAGGCTTTTGAAGCTGTTGGGTAACTCTGCCCCATTTCGAGCAGTTGAGCTTCGGCGGCCCGGAGCGCCTGAATGTCCTTCTGCAACTTCGCGTCGGCGGGGCCTGCTGTACCGCTGCCGGGTTGTCCGCCCTCCGCACCTGAGCTGTCGGGAGAACCGCTGCCGGGAATACGTCCCGCGTTGTTATCCGCATCCTGCCCTTGAGCGGATGGAGCGTTCATGCCCGCGAGCATCGAGGGGGAGGCCGAAGCGGGAGAGTTAAGTTCAGGCATCGAAAGTGATCTTAAACGTTATACAAAGGGCCAGAGTTAAAGTTACGACCGGGTGTAACGGAGTCGAATCGCTACACCCTGCCGTGTCCCGAAGCGGCAGACGATACTACCGCTTCTTCATTCGGCGCATGCCACGGCGTTTCTTTGCCATAACGATGCGACGCAACTACCGCTTTTTGACGCGATGCCGTCCGCGCTTTCGCTCGGCGACACGTTCGTTGGTAAACATTGCGTCTACTCCTTCCCCGACCGTCACCAGATTGGAGTCCGGCCTATCGGTACTAAGTGATGGACGACCACTTAAGCCTTAAACGCGCCCTGAAACGCAAAAAGGCCCGGCAACAGAGGGTGATGTCTGTTGCCGGGCCTTCAGCTATCCCGAACCGAGTCTTGGGAGAATCAGTCTGGAGCGTCCGGGGAACGTATCGTGCCGCGATGAACGTCCTTCAGACAAGATAGTACATACAGCGTAAGGCAATGTCAAATGCGGTTATTGTATTTCGACATGAAATGTGCCGCCGCCGACCATCAGGACCATAAGGTCGCCAACAGGCGAGTGCGCGCCGGTGACGCCGGAGCGGTAGGTGCGGGAGGACCCGCCCGCAGGGAGCTGGTATCCGTAATTGGTGCTGGAGAGAGCGCCGCCCAGTGTGCTCTGGCGTCCTACATAGAGCGCACCCGATGCGTCCGTTTGCAGGTTTACCTCGTATCCGGCGCCGGGCGCGTTTGCATCCAGCTGCGCCTGTATCAATGCCAGCAGCTGATGCGGATTGGAGTCGGAAAGCGTGATTGTACCAGCTACATAGCCGGAAGGCATAAGAGGAAATCCTGTTGCGGCTGCGCCCATACGGGAATACTAGCACGGGCGGTTATCCGCGTCTCAGCTAAATTTAGACCAAGCATCATCTCAACGCAGCCACACGCCAGCGCAGAGCATTTCCGGGAACATCAGCGCAATGACACCCGATCCGAAACTTCCTGCACCGCTCGCGCCAGGTACGTTCAGCAAAAAGTTAAAGGCGTCGTTCATCGTCGTGTTCGGACTCGCCAAGTTCCCCAGGCAGATTTCATGACCGCCCAGAGAGTTGTAGTTGTTGCATCCGCTGGGGCCATCGGGATAGATTACTACCATCGGAGTTATCCCCAGCGCTTGGTACTGCTGCACTGTGACTACCATGTTTCCACCCCCACTCCAGGACGGCTCTACAACCTGATCGGTTGACGTAAACTGGAACATCTGCTGATTCGATTGAATCTGAGACAGATTTGCCCCGGTGATTTGCAGATATGGACTGGCAGCCGCAGCGAGATCAGCCGTATATCCGGTCGCATAAGTCGAGGTTCCGAATTGGCCATTGAGCGCTGTAATTACATTGGCTGATCCGTTGTTTGTGTAACTGCTCGAATTGTAAGGCTGGAACCAACTCATCTGCGCCCACGCCGATACTGTACGGGATTGTGCGGGTCGCGCATCCGGGCTCAGGCAGGTGCTGCTTGCGCCGTACACCCTCGTTGGCACATTACCGGCCCAAAAGGCTAACTCACCGCCCCACGACGGGCCATAGTAGCCGAGGGTCGTCGGGACGAACCCAAGAGCCCCGGACATCACCCAGGAAACATCGCACGCGACCGCCTGAAACTGCACAGGGAAATTCCCGCCGCAATTTTCGCAGGCGGTTGTATTCGACCACGGATACTCCCAAAGAATGATTCCAACACCCTTTCCTCCGACCGGATTTGGTTTGTCAAGATATTGCTGAATGATTATGACCGGTGTTGTAGTGATCCCGGAGGACGAACCGAAGCACGAGTATGCAAAGCCAGAATATCCACCGCCCCCGTGCCAGCAGTTGATCCAGAACAAAGAAGACAGCGCCACTCCGTGCGGGGCGAAAGCGCTCTGCATACAGTTCCACGCAGGAAGTGAGGTTGAGCAATTACTGGAAGCGTTACAACTGTTGAGACTGTCAACGCAGATCTGGGTTATACAGTCCGTGCTGGCAATTGTTGTGCCCGCTGGAGACGTGTAGGCTGTGTTGGCAATGGCAGCAAAAGTCAACGAGCCTTTGGTTGCTGGGCACGCCGCGCACGTGTCGGTGTTAGTACAGTTAGCTGCGATGGCCGGAATTGCTGAAAGGATACAGAAAAGAAGCAGATGCAGTCTCATAAAATTCCTATTGCCACTGACGGCGGTTGTATGGCCACCACAAACCCTCCATTACGCGCGGAGGAGCTCAGCGCCCATGCAGGAGATTGATTTCCGACAGAACTATTCAATGCATAGTTGCCCTGTATGCCAGATCCTGCCGCCATTGGATTGTAAAAAGACAAGTTGATATAAGCCCCTCCGGGCTGAGTGGGTATCGTACCGCCAGTTGCAAATACGACCACAAATGCCACGAGAATATCGTTCGCGATAGTGCTCGTGCATTGCGTCACGTTGTTAGAATTGACCGCGGTGCTGGTAGTTGTGCCCCATCCATAGCAATCGATCACCAAACTCGCCGGAAGGCCGGCAAATTCCACCATGTAAATAATAGTGTCCAGAACAGTCGGCGCGCTGGAATAAGTAATGGAAAGCGTTGTACCGCCGGTCCCCGCAGCACACACACTATATGCATAGAATCTGTCGCTAGCAACGCCACCCACGGTCTGCGCCGCTAGCAGCGAAGTAAACGATATGTTGGACAGAGTTAAGGAACTTATCGTTAGGGATGACGTGCTGGACCCGGAAGCCACCGCGAGTATGCCGCAGTGGCCACTTGCCATCGCACTGACTGTAAACGTCTGGGTAGCACCGCCGCCTGTCACATTGTCAGCCGTCGAGGTCTGCACGTAAGTAACCGGAGATGGACGGACAGCGGCTGAACTGCCAATAAGCACAATTTTCTGGGCTTCGATGGGAGGAATTACAAGTGACCAGATAAGTATGCCGAGCGAAGTTGCTTTTAGGGCTACCATCCGATCGCCTTTCTCAGCCATCCGTGGTTTCGCTTCAGTTTCTCAATTTCTTTTTGTTGTTCCTGAACAGTCCTGACAGTAAGGGCAAGTATGGCGTTCTGGTCAATCGATCGTGGTCCCTGCGCGTCGAAACCATCACCCAATTTTGGATCGACTGAGGCCACCTGCTCCGCGATGAATCCCCAGCGAATACGCTCTGGTCTATCCTTGTATGCGAACGCTTCTGGCGTCAACTTCATCAGGAGAGGAGTGGCGCTTTCGAGCAGCGAGAACCGAGTCTTAAATCGCGCTGAAGAAACCGTACAAGTCAGCGACGCGTTTACGGTCACGGTTGACGTATTGAGGCATAGCGCGTTTGGTGTTCCCGAAGAAGCCCCGAGTCCGCTCAATGTAATCGATGAACTCGCTGATGTGAACCCACCTGTAAGCGTCGATAGGCCGGTAACTCCAAGGGTTCCGCTATCGCTGATGCCTCCGGCTACCTGGCTTAGATAGGTGCTGGCCACTACCGAGTTGATCAACTGCATTTCCGTGCCGTCATAGTACATCGGATACATTTGGCCTGAGGTGACGGTGTTGGATGCGGACGTGATCGCGCCACCCAGGTAGACATTGACGGTCCCTATGCTTGCCACGTTGAGCGTCATGGCCCCTGTGCTGGTTGCGCCGGCCACAAAATAGCCCTGCATATTTGTGTAACTAACGGCCCCGGACGGGATGCCAGGGCAGGTGGGAGTATTGGCTGACGCAGAACCGTTGCAAAGGTAGGTGTTTCCGCCGCCGCTACCGCTGTTGAGTTGCTGAGTCCAGGTGTTCGTCGATCCGCATTGGTACGTGTTCTGTCCTGCTGTCGCGCCGGTTACAAAGGCCATTTCACCAGCAGTGCATGTGCCTGGCAGATTGCCACTTGTCGATACAACAATCATAGGCAGCGTGTGAGTGGAACTTCCGAGGTTAACAGTCCCAGCCCCGGAGGTGACGCCTGCCACAGTTGCGGTTCCAGTAAAGGTTGGGCTGGCTTTTGGTGCGAGGCTTGACAGCAGCGTGCCCGAGTCCTGTGAATACCCACTTGAATTGTAGTCCACGACATCACCGCTGACACCGTTCGGCACCGTACACCAATACGTCCCGCTCGCATTGTCGTTCCCACACCAGAGATGAGCCGACGAATCGAAACCGGAAACACCCTGACCACTTACGGTTGTTTTGCTCAGGATTGAGGCTTCCGCCGCGCGAAACGTTCCGCTCTCGCTCGACGAACAGGAGTTCCCCCACCAGTAGGTTCCGTCATAAGTAAACGCCTGGATCGTGCTGCCCGAGAGCACGGCGGGCGCGCAGCCTTGATTGAACGAAGAGGGAAGCGTCCAACTCCGTGCTGTCGAATCGTTGATGAGTTGCAGCCAGATGGGACCAGAACCGTGTGCGTCTCCATTCAGGGCGATAACTGGATTGCCTCCTGACGCTGTGACGATAAAAAAGTTGCTTGCGCTAAGGTCTAACGTCGTCGTGCCCGTCGTCCACGTGTAGGTCTTCGCCGAATTCATATCGAACGCTTTGGAGGCCAGAATCGATCCATCCGAATTCTGCGACAGATTAGCGCCTATTAGCGCCGATCCGTTGCCTTGGTTCAGCGCCACGCTTCCGCTGGTTGCCCCTGCGTTGACGTTGCAGGTTGAACCAGTGGCGCAGGCTTGACCGTTAATAGTGATCGTGCTGCTTCCATTGCTTACCAGCGCCCAACTATAAGGACCGGGAGCCGCGCCCTGGCACGCCGACAAATGGTTCAGCTGTGTGTTGTACTGCAACGGCGTACCGGGACTGCCGCACGCGCCGCTCGGGTCCGACAGTACATTAATAATAGACGGAATGTTAATCTGAGCCGAAGCGTCGTCAGAGAACACAAATAAAGCGGACAACAACAACACCAACAACAACACCAGCTTCTTATACATCGTTCGGCCTCGTGTCCCTTTTATCCACCCAGTTCATATTCATCGCGCGCCCCTTGTGAAAGTTCACTTCGAGCTTACCCGTATAGCTTAACCGGTCGATTGTAGCGAGTACATCCGACATGGAAGATGCGGGCAGGCGGACTTCGGTCACTACACGCGCCGAAGGCACGGCCCCGGTCAGGTGCGACAGCGACGACCCGTTCAGCAACGGTTTAGCAGTGTCCGCCATACACGTATCGTATCAGTGCGCAGAGGTACGTACAGTCGAGTCGCCGCCCGGCTTAGGCTCCAGTTTGGGAGCGCGTGAGAACGTTTCCGGCCTGCCGCGCTGACCGCCCTTACCCTTGCCGCCACCGCCCTGACCTTGTAACGCACCCTGTACACGAGCCTGAATCTCAAGCTGCGCGATCCACTTTTCGATCTCGTTGCGGGCTTCGCGCATACCACCATTCTCTGTATCAGGCACCATGCAAGGCCCAAAATCCTTCACATCAAATGTATTAGCAAGCGTCCACCAGCTTAATGGGAACCCAACCTTCATAAGTTGCAGGAAGAATAATTTACGGGTCGTGCTGTTAAATTCGTTCAACGAGTAAGGCGTGACCTCGAAGTTGAAGTTACCTTTATGCCACCGGGCGCGCTCGAACTGCGCGACGGCCATAGGTTGAAGGTAGTTGCCTGTGTCCTGCTCGTGACGCCACATGCCGTCCGGGTCCTGCGTCATGTCGAGCGTTACAACTTTGCCATCCGAGTCTTTCATGCGCGTCAGCGGCACAAGCGTCCCCGGTTCGAAGTCGAAGTCTTCTTCGGTTACGCCATCCGGCCCCAGCATCTGCATGCGGCGCGCGGCGGTCGCGAACTGGAACCAGTCGGACTTCCACATTTCGCCGAGGTCGCGTATCGCGGCTTCCATGTTGCGGGACTCGTCTTTTACGAGCGGACCCATCGCTTCGAGTAATTTCTCGGTTGAGTCGCCGGCCGGGGTCTGACGGGCACGAGCGAGCGCGGTCACGTCGGCCACGCCCATCTGCTCTTTCATCATGGCGGGCAGGATCTTGGCCGCGACTTCGGCAATGGCCGGGTCCACCCGGTACCAGTCGCGCGGCAGCATCGGAACGAACTGACCGGCCGCGTTGTTCAGGGTCATGTCGAGGCCGACGCGCAAGCCAGGCATACGCGGGTTCGTGGTTTGCAGCATCGACTGTGCGCTGCTGCCACGGTCGTAAAAGGCGGACGGGTTCAGCGACAGGTTCATCTGGTCGCCGAGACCGCGCCAGAGTTCGATAGCGAGTTTCTCCAGAGACTGACCGTATCGCGTGACCGGCATCCCAAGGAAGTTCCACGCCTGATCGTCGCAGCGCATCTGGACGCACGGCACCATGCCGTCCCAACGGTAACTGGACTGGTGCTCGGGCGCGGGATTAACAATACAGGAATCGGTTGCGATAATCAGACGCCGGTTAGGGTACAGCATGCAGTCTTCGCGGCGCGCGGTACGGTGTTCCGGGCGACCGCCCTGTAAGACGCGCCCGGTCTCGATCTCCTGACCGACGAACGGGACCGTGTACGACCACGACGTACCCCAAACGCCATCGGGACCCATAATCTGGCGCGGGGAGCCTGTTTCGTTAACGGAGTCGTCGTCCACATAGATGTAGTACACGTCTACCGTGTCCCAGGTCGAGGCTTCTTCGGGTTGCCGCGCACCTTGGCCGAAACGCTTCAGGACAGCGGAAGCAAACTTGACGGCCTGCGCGATCACCATACCTTTACCGAGAGTATTGACGCGGTTCGCCTTGATATTGTCGCGTTGCAGCGGGAACATGCGCCAAACCTGATGGATCGGCATTTTCTTGCGCATCGCGACGGCGTAGGCGGTCTGGATCTGAAGGTCCGGCGCGAGTCCGAGCGGGAGTACGTCGAGCGGGCCGTAGGCGTCCCAGACGATATCGCCCTTGCGCCTGTATTTTGGGTCGTAGCGGGGTCCGAGGTAGCCTGTGCCCGTGGCGCAGGCATACTGCCACGCGGCGCGCACTCGGCGGTCGGCGAATGTCATGTTCTGCCATGCCATGAAGCCCTTGTTCAGGATCTGGTTCTGTTCGCGGTAGATTTCGGAGGACTTGAAGGAAGGGATGATGCGGAGGTTGGTTTGAGCGGCAACGATCTCACGGTAGTTGCGGACCGTGCTCTCGGTCTTAACGCTGCTTAAGGACTGTACGTCGGTGACGGCGAAGTCGCCGTTGATGATGTCGAAGCCATCAGGGATGTACTTGTAGGCAGGTTGCAGCCGCAGGTAAGAGCGCGCGTCCGACAGCATCTGCTGCGACCACGCGAAGATTTCATCTGGTGATCCGGGGAGCCATTCCTGACGGGAGTGGTTAAGTTCGAATGGAGCAGGCGCGAGATAAGCGGTATCAATCGGCGAGTGGCCGGGGTGACGGTTCACGGACCTATTCTAACTCTAAACCAACGTATTCAAAACGCGAACGATGCGATCCGTCAGGCCACTGCACAATGTCGAACCACAGATCAAAGGGACGGATACGCAGCCTGGGTCCGGGCAATTCGGCTCCGGTAAGAGACACATAGACTACCATTCTCTCGTCAGTCTCCGAATGAGCGCCCACACCCAGCACCTGATAGAGACCGCCTTTATAATGACGCCAGATACCGGCAGCGACTTTCATTTTGCCCTTCGTTCGCGCCATCCCGTGTCTTCGGCGCAAAAGCTTTGCATATTGCCCTGGTTAAACTCCAGCAACTGCGCGTGGAAGTTAGCGTTCAGCGCCTTCCCGTACCGTTCCGCCGACTTGCGGTCGCTCCGGGCGCGCATCAGTTGCCGCAGCCCAAGGTACCGGCTCGACTGGCTGAACCGGGCGTTTACGCCGTCGCGGACCTTCTTGCGTTGTTCCTGAAAATACTCACGATGCGTCTCGCGCCGCGCCGACATCAGATTTGTCTCCCAGCCGCTGATCTCTTTCTGGACGCGGTTGTACGAGTGTATGTCGGTAAGCTCGATCCGCTTCATACCAGGCTCGGTCGGTTCGTTGTTGCGGCCCGGAATGTAGTAGCGGTTCAGGCCGCGGGCGAGCTGGTCAACCGTATAGTTGGCGCGCTCGTAGATCACGAGCGGTTCGAAGCGGCGCGCGTTCAAAGGTACGCCTTCGCCGGGTAAGGTGACGCGGCGCAGGGCGGGCGCGGTACAGGTGGTCAGGTTGCCTTCCGCGTCTTCAAGAGCGCTGCCGCAGACTTTGGCGTACGGTAAGTCGCGCGGGTTCTGCCTGTACTCTTCGTGCTCACCGTGACAATGCAGGCAACGGTAGACAGCGGTTCGCTGAAAGGTGGTGGAGTGCGTGTCGTAGTCCATTGCCCAGTCGGGTAAGGCGTCGAGCGCTGCGTGGAACAGGTCGGCGTGCTCGTGGACCGGCTGTGCGACCCCGGCGTCGTCCAGCACTTGAATAACGCGGGCGGGTGTGGCGGGCGCAGTGGCGACCGGCGACAGAACGTCTACTTCGGTTGCGGTTGGCATAGTCTCTCAATTAAAGTGTCAGCGGTCAGTACAGCGCAGTCGGCAAGGTGCTCCGGGTCAATGCGCTCCGGGTCCGCCAGCCTTAGCAGACCCAGCAGGATGTCGCGCGCCAGTTCGTCTCTGTTCATCCACGTCTCCTGAATGTATTGGTGCTGCGGCGGCCGCTCTTAGTGGTGCCGGACACCATCTTAGTCTCCGGGTAGCTGCCTCTGATCTTATCGTGAAAGTATGATCCCGGCGAACCGGTCTGGAACAGCGTATCCGCTACAGTCTGTGGAACACGGCTGTACGCGTAGACAGCACCATTCACAAACTGTATAGCAAGGGTCTGCGCTTCCGGGTCGTAATCGCCCGCGTTCAGATGCCGGGACTGGAGGCCGCGCCACGCCATGCACTTACGCCTGTATAGTCAGCACCTGCGACATCAGTGTATCGGCATCGACGCGACCGCCGAATCCGGCGATTACGAAGGCCAGATAGTTTGCCGCGTTATTGCCGTCCACGCCGGGCGGGGCTTCCGTATAAATGGCCTGCTTCAGCGTGTCACCGCGCGCCGCCCACAGTTGCGCCTGACGTTCGGCGTCCGCGAGACCTTCAACGTCGTCGGGTATCTCGCCTATGGCGTCCGGGTCGCCCGGATGTTGCGAATGCGGAGAGTGTCGCAGATCGAGCGGGTTATGGTCGCGCGACGGAAGGCTTCCCGGTATAAAGAAGCCTTCCTCCGTCGCGCACAGCTTTACAAACAGCGTCATGCGGGTGCCGGAGTTGCGGCCTTGACCTGCGCAGCCTGCAATGCGTTAAGCGCCGCCACGATCTCGTCGATGGTAGTCGAGAGAGTCGCGGCAGGCACGGCCTGCGCAGCAGGCACAGTCGCGTTGACAACAGTGGTCACGACCGACTTCTTCGCCGCGCCGGCCGAAGCGACACCCGCGAACAGACCTTCTACGGATACAACCGTATTAAAGATCGTGTTGAACGCGGGTCCGTATACCGGAATGGCCGCAATGACCGGTTCGAGCGGCTGAACGACGGCGGTCACCTTACCGGAGACGCCGCCGATGGATTTGAGGACGCTCAGGAAGCTCATGGCTAGCTGGTCGCCCCCGTTGTAGGTTTTGCCTGCGTCTGCGATGGTGTGGATGCGCCGCCTAGAGCCGTGATGAGCACAGGCAGCACGGCACCCAGCGTCTGCGTAATAATCGTTGTCGTCAGGGTCGTGATGTTGGCAATATTCGCCGCGACCTGCTCAGCGGATACGCCGACGCCGCCTACGATAGCGTCACCGGTACCGGTGCGTACCGGGTCCACGGATGTCTGGTTCTCGGTCATACCGGTTTGCCCGGCCTGCACGAGTCCGAGCGTCGCAAGGTGTTTGACGGTCTGGTTGTCCTGCGCCACGGACAGGTTAAAGGCTTGCCACGCCGAATCGTTAGCGCCATTGTTGCCTGTGCGGCGGCGGGCGTCCGCGGTGTTATCTTCGACGATCTGCTTCATGTTAAGCGCGACTTCGCCGGAAACGGGGTTCAGTACTGCTGCTGTAAAATCGGCCATTCGTTACTTTCTCCTGTAGAAGGCTACGGGAGCAATTATAGACTTGTCAGGTACGAAACGTCAATCGCGTTGCTGTACCATTGTGAATATGCAGCAAATATATCTGAAGCGCGACGAACTGGTGCCGCAGATCAAAGGACAAGACCCGGAAGGTTACATCTCCACCGACGGAGGTTTCATCGCCGTGGAAACGAAAACGACGGAGCCGACCCGGACCATGACAGAAGCCACGCCACCAGGATCAGGACCGCGATCACCACAAGGATGATGTACACGATACGCCGGATCGGGTCGGGGATGCCTGGGATCTGGGACAGTACCCAGAAGATCAGGCCGACGATAATCAGGAATGCGAGGATCGTAATGGCTGTGCTAATCATGCCTGTATGGTACCGCTTTCGCTATTTGACCGGGTCGCCTGTTATGCCGGTCGGCACTTCCTGCGACCCGTACGCCCACTGCGCGTATTGGCGTTCGCGGTGCGGCTTCTGCATCGATTCGCCGTTCGCGCCCAGCAGCAGCGACTGGTCATAGGCGGCGTGCGCCGGGTTGCGGCCCGAGTACGCCATGATCTTGCTGGCGCGCCAGTAATTCACGTCCCACGAGTAGAAGCTCTTGAGCACGAACCCGAGCGCCATGATCCGGTCGTCTTTGCCGCCGTACCCGGCGCGGAGCTGCTGTTCCAGTTCGTCGCCTTCCAGACTTTGCATTTCCTTGACGAAGAACGGAGAGCAGACTTCGATCTCGCCGTCGCGCAGCGCCTTAACGATCATCTCGATCATGGCGGCGCGAAAGTAGAAGTTGGTAAACACGCCCATCTTTTGCGCTTTAGACAGGTCGGGTCGCCGGTCGTCTATCTTGCGGTCGTTCCACATGTGGAAGTTAGTCCAGTTCATAAGACGCAGGATGTTCTGGACCACGTCGCCTTTGCCTTTGCACTCGATACACATACGGGGCTGCTGGGTCTGGCCGTGGCGGCCCTTGACGCTGTACCATGTGCCTATGGCTAACAGGAAAGGCCACACGTCGAGCGCGCTAAGATGACCACTGGCGAATTCGAGGACCTGCTTGGTCGGTCCTTCGAGGGAGTATTTTCGGACGCCTTCGATACAAGTCGAATCTTTGTCGATGCCGTCCCCCGTGTCGCAGCCGAATCCATACTCGAAACCCTCTATAGGCGGTTCCCAAATATAGATTTTGTCCACACTGCCCTTCTTGCTGTCGCTTTCAAGCGACCAGCCGCCGAACTTGAGCGGCACCAGCTCGAACGGTATCTTGACCCCGCCGCCTGCGTCCGCGTCTATCCTGATCGGCGGCAGGTCGTGGTTGATTAATATGTCGGACGGCTGAATGCGCGCCGGCACGAATTCCAAAGGGCCACGAAGGCCGAAGACGCCCCATAGAGGCTGCGAATGAGTATTTGTACGGTAAAAGTTAATTGTGTCCACGTCGAACACGGTGATATTGCTGGATTGGAACGCTTCGTCGTCGTTGGCGGGCATCTCCTGAAAGAATTTGTTAAGTTTGTTTTCGGCCATATAGCGCCCGCGCTCACACTGGTAGAACCACAGTTGTTCGAGCGACAGATGCCAATTGGACCCCATGTGTTTCGACAGGTATGGAGTAGCTCTCACGTACTCCTCGGCCATTTTTGCGTGGTTAGTAACCCAATCCGGTATCCAGGATAAGTAGTCGTCCGGTACCGGACTGCGTTTGATATCGGCTTCCTTAGGATACAGGCCACCTGTAAACCACGGAAAGAACGCGGGGCGCAACTTGCCTTTGCGCAAAGGCCACTCGGACTTAGCCGTTTCCCACTTACGATGCCACTCGTTATTGATGCCTTCGGCTGTACCTTCAAGCGCAAGGAAGCTACGCGGCGATGAGTGCATAGCACGTAGCAGCGACGAGTCAACCAGATTCTCAAGGTTATCGAACTCGGCAACCTCAGAAAGATGAGCTACGTTAGGGGAGTCTCCACGAGCCATACCAGTAGACTGTTGGCCATGTTCCATAGTGATTGCTGATCCATTAAAGAACTCCAGCAGCTTTCCGGCCTGGTCTACTTTTCCGAGCTTGCCGGGCTGTGATGAGCCTGGTTGCATCCAGTAAGGCATACGAACCAGTACGAACGAAATCAGCTTGAACAGTTTGAGGGTCTTTTTGTCCGTCGAGCTTGCCAAATATGCATTGATGTTGCTGTCGAAGACGACTCTGTGTAGCAAGATCAGCGTAATAATACGAGAAATTCCCAACTGTCTTGCTTTCAGTATTATCAGGAATATCGCGATCTCGTCGTCTTCCATTTCGGCGATCAGGTCGAGGAATATCTTTTGCGATTGCCATAGTTCCATCCTTACAGTTCGGTTGTCTGTGTCTTTGATCCAGACGGCGCGTTCGACCCAGTACCAGAAGTCGAAGGAACAGAGAATGCGCTGGGTCCTGATCCACAACCTCTCTTCTTCGGTAAGCGTGTCCTGCCAGCCTAACAGGGCGCGTCCCTGTGTGTCGTATACGGAGCGTCCGTCCGGGGTGACGCGGCGAGTAGGAAGCAGGCGCCCGGACTCCTGGTCCTTTTCGACTAAGGTGTCAAGGTGAGAGACGGCGCGGGCGAATTCGAGGCGCGACACAGGGTCCAGCTTGAAGCCGCGGTTCGCGGGGTGGGCGAGCCAGAGGTTGGTGTCGCGGTCGATGATGCGGCGGCTATACAGACTTGCAGTCCTTGCACACTATCTTATAAGGAAACCCTAACCAGTCCACCAGTACGTTAAAAGGCTCATTAGCCGGTATGTCGCGTTTGCAAACACCGCAAACAGGTGCTTGAGATATCATGCAGCCAACAGGTAATGTACCGGTCTCGCATCGACCGGCAGCCTGTCCCACGCCTCTTTGCATTCGTCCATCAGGAACGGCAAGGTCAGGTACGCGGCGCGCTGGTCGTCCGTAAGCGGGTCGGGGTACCCGGATGCCGCGAACAGAGAGAGTTCGAGGTACTGCGCGACAGAGTCGCGGTGCGCCTGCGCGTCGGGTTTATTCATCGTCTTCATCCTCATCTGAATCAGATTCGTCGTCATCGTCTTCTATCGCTTCAGCCCTTGCCCCTGTCGGCGCGTCCTGACGCTGCATGATAGCGGACAGGTCCACGATTTCCTGATCCATAGACTTAAGGCCGGAAGCGTTGACAGGCGACGACTCCGAGCGCGACCCGGCCAGAGCCACTGCGCCGCTGCTGGCAACCGGCACGTTATAGATCGTAGTGCCCGCGCCACGGCCACCAGCGCCCGGCGTCTGGACCAAGCCGGCCTGGCGCGAGAACAGCTCGGCGTGCTTCACGTTATCGGCGGAAGCCATCGCGAACTCGGCGGTTGCCGCGACTACACGGTCCTTCATAAACGACAGCACCAGCGACGTTTTAGCCGATGATTCGACCCAAGCCTGACGGGTGACCCAGGCTATAAGGTCGGCGGCGGGCACGTTAGCCAGCTCGCAAAGCTGTTCTGGTACATGCGACTGCTGCTCTTTACGCGGTAACGCCCGCCATATCTCCACGTAACGGCGCGCGTCGGCGTTGCCCGTGCGGGCTTCGGCGTCCACATACGAGATATAGTTGCGCCATGTAGGCTCTACAAAACGGAAGGCGGCGGCGAGCGGCGGGCGGACGCCTGTAACGGCGGGTTCGTGGATGCGTTCAAGGTCCTGTACGGGCGCGGGTGGCAACGGCGGACGCGGGTTTTGAGTCTGTATCTCCACAACTTTGGGTCCCTGTCGCCGCGATCTGCTCTTTTGAGCATCTCGCGGCTTCGCCGCTGCAACCGCTGCAACAGCTGCAACGATCTTAGACTTCTGCCCCCTGCCGGACGTTCGCTTCGGCGCGAGCGAGCTTGAAGGCGTCGCGGACGATCTGCTCGGCTTCTTCTTCGCCGCGGCCTTCCGCTTCGGCGGGTCGCCACTGCCCTGTTTCTTCATCGCGTACGTTCTCCATGTGCGGCCGCATCAGGTCGTACTTCATCTGCATGATAGTGGTCTGGAAGTCGCGCGACCACGGGGCGACGCCGAGAGAGATCGCGAACGCGGCGTCGCGGGACTGGCGCTGCTGATATTCTTCACCTGATTCGGCGAAGGTGAAACCAGACGGTTGATTTATGTCGGCGCCGTTAACAACAGGCGCAGCAGGAGCAGGCGGCGGCGCGGGCGTTGCAACAATTACAGGGTTGGCACGTATGGCAGCAGCGTCAGACTCGTATCCCAACACCGTCGCGAGCCTGTCGAACGTGTCCGCCACACGGTCGAGACGCTTCAGCAACTGCTCCTGGAACTCTTTCATAACTTACCTGTATGCCGCGACTTATGTACGCTTCGCATCAGCCTTCGGCTGCTGCTTCGCTTCCAACGACGCGGCGGGCGCGGCCTCGCTTGTCGCGGCAGGCTGCGTCACGATCTGTTCAAGCGCTTCGAGCTTGGCGCGGAATTCATTCAACACCGCTTCGAACGACTGCTGCGAACGCGCTACCTGAATCGCACGGCTGATCGCCGTTGTCACGTCCGCTTCGAGATTCAGGAACGCGGCGGGCGAAAACAGGACCTGTCCGATGTTGCTCTGGATCACGTACTGTTCGCGCCCGGCAGCGGCGTCGCGCGTCCCGAGGTCGCGGATCGCGTAACCGTGTACGAATGCGTTGCCGGCCGATGCGTCCCAGACTAAGGCATCGATCTCGCCGTTTGGCTCGTACTGCGCCAATACTACGGCGGGCGCGAAGTATTCCTGCTGATTCGGCGAGCGCGAGTGCGCGGCCATACGTAACAGGACCAGGGAGCCGGTTTCGAGAGTCTGCGGCGATTCGAGCGTGCGAGGCGCGATGGCGCGGTCCACGATAGCGTGCGCGATCTGTTCGGAAGTGCCTGTAGTAGCGGTCATAGCGTATTCGTTCCTTTCAAGTTCAAAATTATTGTAGCAAAAAATTACGCGAAAAAGTTACTGAAAAACCTTTACGGCGCGCCGCGCGTGTGCCGGATGCAACAGGCGTACCGGAGACGGCGGCGACATCGGCGGGGTTCCACCCTGGCGTACCTGGTGCGGCAACAGTAATGTGTTTGCCGCCGCAGGATACGAGCAGTAAAGCGATGAGTGGTAAAAACGCTTTCATTTTCATGGTTTCATCCTCTATATGCGTCGTCCGACCTTTCGGTCGGTACGTCGCGTGCCGCGACGACACTGCGACTACGATCCCCTGTGGCCGTTGCCGAACGACAGGCGCGGCCTGCCGTCTGTGTATAGCCCGCCCGCGCCGCGCCCAGGTCGCATCAGGCCGCGCGGCCCCGCGTCGAGCACGCCGTTCACACTCTCATACGCCTTACCTTTCTGGTCGCCCAGCGTCTTTGCGCTCGCGACGTGCGTGCCGGCGCTGACACTGATCCCGGCGTGCTGCACCGCTACGCCGTCCATGCGGACTTCGATGGACCCGTTGTCCACGGCGATATGCTGATGCGCGGGCGTATGGTCCACGGTCTCGGTCGAGAACACGTAGCCTTCAGCCACGTCGCCGCGGCGGCCGCCTGTTGTGTCGGGCGCGGCGGTGGCGGGTGCCGCCGTAAAGACACGTTTCGCTTCCGCCTGTACATCCGCGTCCACGTTCGGGATGTCCGCAAGGAACAGGTGAGACCCTGTGTCGCGCGATCCGTAACCGGGGCGCGGCACCGCCAACCCGTGCTGTTCGCGGACCTGATCGGGCGGGAGGCCACCAGGGACCGGGGCGGCATTGACAGTAGCCGAGAAGTCGTGTTCCGTGTGTCTTACTTCGACCTTTCGGTCGAAGTGCGACGTATCGCGGCTACTATCGGGTATCTCGTTAGTCAGCTTGACGCCGCCGCTGATGTCGAGATGCTCGGGCGGGCTGCTCACTGGTACGGACCCGCCGATGTACATATCGACGCCGACCTGAACGCGCAGGTCCAGCACGGCCATAGGCAGCGTAAGGTGCGGCTGCATCAGGTAATGGCCTTTCAGGAGCTGGCGGAACCAGTCCGTCAGGATCTCGACCGCTTCGTCGCCGTTCAGGTCGTTATAGGTAAGGGACGCGGGGAGGCGCTGCGGCAGGGACGGGCGCGTGGATGGTGTCATGTGTGAAGGATACCGTACATGGCGACGGTAAAGGACCCCACGAACCCGCCGAACCAGAACCATGACCATAAGCGCAGGCGGTCGCGCTCACGGACTACGCGCTGAAACTGGCGCTCCAGGTACATCTGCTTCGACTCGGCTTCAATCATGAAACGTCTCCTGTATGCTCGTTTCGTTTAGTGGCACGACCGTTCAGACCTTACGCAGGTCTAACGCCCTCGCGAGGGAAGCACCGGATCAGACCGCTGAACGTCACGTTAACGCCTTGCGTACCCCGGTTTATGCGATCCGCTCTGTTCAGTCGTGCCACACGCAATGAATGTACCCTGTACAAACCGGGTGTGTCAAGTCTAAAATGGTGATATGCAGACTACAATTGTTGGCCGCACGGTCGAATATCAGGTAAATGAGAAGACAGGAGAGTTCAGCGCCAGTTACAACGGCGAGAAGTACGCACATATGACGCTTGCCGGACTGAAGGGCATACTGGAGCGCCAACTTAAAAAGAAGCCGCTCGACATCGGCGTGATCGAGATCAACAGCAACTACGGCGATAATATGACGATCAGGCACGGTCGTATCATGGGTGTGCATTCGGGTAATAACAACCTGATGGTGCAGTGGCGTGGCGACACAGCATTAGAGCAGTACAAAAGCCATTATAGTGACGCCCTGCTGAAGCGCGACACAGACCTGAAGAAGCTGCAACATTTGTTCGACAAGATGAAGGCAGCGAGCGACGCCTACAACGAGTTCGTACAAGAAAGCAGATTTGACAGGTCGGTTGTAAAGGAGCAGGAATGAACGCTCTATATGCTCGCAACGACTCTTCGAGTCCTTGCTCGCGCTCCACGTCGTCGCGCGCGTCGTTCACGCCATGAACCCCTACCCGGAACGTATCTCGGAGCTTCACGATCACTTACACGCCGTCTGGTCGCAGCGCGACACGCAGGCGACGGAGATCCTGCTCGCGGCGCTGCTGCCCGCATCGCTGACCCGGATGCGCCGCCCGTGGCTGATACTCGAAACCGATCACCTGTCGCGCGACACATCCGGTGCATGGTTCAGCTTGGGCATGCCCGAACTCGTACAGGCACGGTCGCTCGCGGTGCCCAGATCCGTCAGGGCGCGCGACTGCCGCCGGTGGTGCGATAACGTACTCGCCGAGGACCCGTTCGACCAACCGGGCGTGTTCGTGGACGCCGAGTGGCGCACCCTGCCCAACAGGTCCAGGAGCGCCACGGTGATAGCCAGCTACTATGCGCTGCTCGCGCGATGCGTGCATGTACGAGTGTCACAGCCAAAGAGCGACATCGGCGTGCGGACCATGAATGCGCGTGAGTCGGACAGGCTGGAACTGGCGAGGTTGACGCGACGGGTGCTTGATAACGCGCATCGCTCTATAGCTCACGGCACGCCCCAGGGCGTCCCGCTCGCGGCCGCATCAACCGGCGCCGCCACGCCGCAAGCGCTCTATTACTGGTCGGAACTCGTGCAGAAACTCGCGCCCGCGCAGCACGATTGGGAGTGTCTGACAGGCAGTGTAGCCGCTGTCGCGCACGGGATCGCGACGCTCTATAACGATGGCCGCGCGCCTGCGTATGATGCCGCGGAGCGTGTGTTGCGCGACACCGTGCCTTACGCTACGGCGCGTCTCATACTGGATGCGTCGCACGGGCCGGTCGCGGCGCGCATGGCTCATATACAGAGCGGTGGCGTTATAGGGAGCGGCGAGCGCGTGACGGTGGAGCTGAAGCGGCTGGAGCGCGAAGGCGTGTTGACGAAACGTCGCGGCCACCATAAGGTGCTGGCGGGCGCGGTCGCGGAGCGGTATAAAGTCGCGCACCAGGACTGGGCGACGCTGCTCGACAGGGACGAAAGGATACTGGTGTAACGAATGATTATATGGTGCAGAGGACCGGAGCAGGTCGGGTCGGTGGTGCGACGGCCTGTGATTAACGACAGTAGTTTGGAAGCCGTCGATCACCCATTCGCCATACTGCGCGAGGCCACGTACGATGAATACCTGCAACAGGCAATCGACGCAGGTATAGATACCAGCGGACCAAACTGGGGACGCGAAAACTTCGCGCGCCACAGAGCACTGTTCTACGAAGTCGCAACGGATTAAGCTATATAAGCGTCGTCTTCGCTCTCGCGAAGGACGCCGCAGTCGGCGACACGAATACGTAAGGTCAGGAGTACGTTACATGCCGGTCATTAAAGAAGTCCAGAAACTCTGGGGCACGGAACTGTGGCACCACAACGACACGGACTACTGTATGAAGACGCTGGTGTTGCGGCACGGCGCACAGTCGTCGCTGCACTACCACAAGGTGAAGCGCGAGACGTTTCTGGTGGTGTACGGGATCGTCTCGCTTCAGGTCGGACCTAACTGGCGCAACAAGCGCCAAATGCGCCCCGGAGACAGTTTCACAATAGAGCCGGGCGTGCCGCATAGATTCAGAGTCGCAAGCGGGTGCGGCGACGAGGCCATTGTTGTGGAGGCATCCACCACGCACGACGACGCGGACGTATACAGACTGGAAGAGTCTAAAGTCATTTCCTTATAAGCTCCGTCCTGCGCAGGCGCAGGTACGTCGCGGTCGTCAATGCCGGTCGCCACCACAACGACACTAAATTAAATTGAACTTAAAAAGTCAATAATTTTTGACGTGTCGAAAGTCATCGGCGTAAGGCTCGATGCAGCGCGCAATCCGTGACCTCAACCCCTACACAAAGGCGCGGCGCACCAGTTTACAGGGTGCCCGGCGCACACACTACAGTCGTCGCATGCCGATAAGAGACGTTATCGTGAGTGTGACGCGCGTCGCTCGTATCCTTTATATAGCGTCGTCTGACCTCACGGTCAGGACGCCGCGGTACACGCCAGGCGCACGCATGGAGCTGCGCACGTCCATACGGCGCTATACGTGTCGCTGGCTTAGCCGAGCCGAGCTGTCACACGCTATCGTGCCAGACATATCCACATATCCTGATACGTAGATGTACAGGCACGTGTCCCCGTCCCCATGCGGCTATAGACTACCACACTACTATACTGATAGGCCACGTATACCAGATAGACTTCGTAGTTTGTTGCATATATACGTACGTCTGTACCCCTTGACGAGCTTCGCTCGTCGTCGTGGGCCATCCGTCCGTGCGTTGCTGCCGCGAGCAAGGCAACAAACACGCGATAACACGCATATTAATTGTTGACTTGCTACACCCGATATACGATCATACGAGTGTACCTATACGGTACTGGAGTCAATACAAATGCTCACACCTTACGGACCTGGTAAGTTCTCTCACCTTATAGACTCGGCCATATACGACGTATCGCTTGACGGCGCATGCGTCGATGAAGCCGGCGACGTCTCAGGACCTTGCGGCTGGAATGGCCTGATTAACAGCAGTGGCGACACTGACGGACTGCTCCACATGCTCGAACGCGACGTAACAGAGACTCTGTCACTTGAAGACAAAGCATTTCTGCGTCAACACTTCGCTTGCATCCTGTCTGAAGACAATGACGGATTCGTCAGTGTCGAGTACTTCCCGACGTTCACGCGGGCGCGCGCCGCGTTCGACCAAATAGAGCGTGAGATAGAGAGCTGCCCGTACGATGACGAAGACATTGACGACGGTGGCCATGAAGAGGTATGCGAATGAGCCAACATGGACCAGTCGCCAGAGCTGCAGGCTAAACACCTCGCAGAGGCAGCGCAGTACCGCAGCCTGCAGCGTCAAACTCTCTGACAGTGTAGGGACCGTTCCACGGACCCTGGCACGGAACGGCGCCCCGTGCACGCGTACCTAG